CGCAAGACCTCCAAGCAGATAGCATCCAAAGCCTTTGCCAAGTTGAACGATGAAGACCAGCAGAAGGCCATCAACAACGTTGCACGCCTCTACTCCGATACCCCCGTTGAGTTTATTCCCCATGCCGCAACCTACCTGAACCAAGCCCGATGGGAGGACCAAACCATTATCCGTGGCAATACTTTTGCAAAACCACTAAACCAAACCGATGACGCAGACCTACCTCATTTCCGCTGAACGCAGGCTCCTGTCCTGCCTGATGGATTCCTTTATTGACCGTGCATCCCTGCTGATGCAGATTCCCGAAAGGTTGTTCACAGGGAATAACGTCTTCATATACCGAGCCATTGAAGCCCTTCACCGGGCAGAGCGGCCCGTGGACTTGGTAACCGTTCACCAACAACTTGTCAGCCAAGGTCAGGCGTTTGTAGTCCTTGAACTTGCAAGCATTGCCGATGGCATTACCATCACCTCCGATTGGAAGACATACGCCGCAGATTTGAACCAATCGTGGAAGGTAAGGGAGGAGCAAACCATCATGGCTGACCTTGCCGTTGACCGGGACATTCCAAGAGCATTCGCACGCTACCAAGCGATGCAGGCCGTGGAAACCAATGCCTCCGAATCAACCGCTCATGAACTCGCCAAGGACTACTTGCTCAACATGAACGAAGTCCGGGAAGGAAGGCGCAAGGATTCTATCTATCCCTGCTACATTGCACCAATAGACCGAATGTTTACTGGATTTAAGCCATCCGAGTTTATTCTTCTTGGTGGTCGCCCTGCAATGGGAAAGACCCTCCTTGCCTTGCAAATCGCCATGAACCAAGCCATGGCTGGCATTCCTGTGGTGTTCTTTACCCTTGAAATGAGTGCAGACCAACTGACCCAGCGGATGCTTTCTAACTTGGCCGAGATGGATGGGGCATCGTTTCTAAACCCAAGCGAAAGGATAGGCAACAATGAGTTCCTAACGCTTGCCAAAAAAGCGGACCTTCTAAAGTCAAAGCCCCTGTACATCGTGGACCTCCACCAAGCCAACCTTGATCGCATCGAAGGAGAAATCGCAAAACTCAAAACCAAGTACGGAGTTTGCGGATTCTACCTTGACTACCTGCAACTGGTAGAGCCAACGAAGATGGACAAACCCAAGCCTAAAATTGAGCAGATGACCAACATATCCAAAACCCTTAAATCTATCTGCAAGCGGCAGAAGGTGTTCGGGGTCGTGGTGTCATCCCTATCCCGTGCAACCGAGGGTAGGGCAGACCATCGGCCAATTATGTCCGACCTTCGAGAAACCGGGCAACTTGAATTCGATGCGGATAAAATTGCGTTTGTTTTCCGACCTCACCAACACGACGATGCAAAACCCGAAGATTTGATGGAGGTCATCGTACGCAAGAACCGAAACGGTATGCTTGGTATCGCAGACATCCAATGCCACCTTCCGTTCACCAAAGCCAACGAGTTCCCACCCAATAGAATTGATTTATGATGGAAGAGTACAACCTCCAAGCCGCCTGCGTCAAGTTGTTCGCAATGCTCCGACCCAACGAGCAGGGCTTGCTATTCCTGAACCTAAACAACCCTCGCTCCCGCTCCAACGGTTACTTTCTCAAAGGCATCGGCCTGACCGCTGGCGTTGCTGATATGACTTACCTATCCCCCAAGGGAGCGGTGTTCCTTGAGTTCAAAACTTCCAAGGGTAAGCAATCCCTATCGCAGAAGTGGTGGCAGGGTGTGGTGGAGGCAGTTGGCTACAAATATGTAGTCATCCGAAGCGTGGAAGATTTTCAGCGTGTACTGGATGAATGTTCTTAACTTGTGTATATCTTTGAACCACTAAACCCTAAACCCATGAAACCAACACCCACAGATTTCCGCCGCTGGCAGATTCACATCCGCAAGGCGTGTGCCACCTGCCTCACCCCCGACCATGCCGAAACCATTTCTCCTTGGAGGGTGAATTGGGTACTGCTCGGCCATGTCCTCAACGCTAAAAAAGCATGAGGTACGGTAGCGTTTGCTCAGGCATCGAGGCAGCCTCCGTTGCATGGCACTCCCTTGGTTGGGAGGCACAATGGTTCTCCGAGATTGAACACTTCCCCTCGGAGGTACTGAAATATCGTTTTCCAAATGTTCCCAACCTTGGGGATATGACTCAACTAAACCAAAACCCTATTTTCAATGAACAACCAATTGACCTTCTCGTGGGAGGAACTCCCTGCCAATCCTTCTCCGTTGCAGGACTTCGCAAAGGTCTTGCTGACCCAAGAGGAAACCTCATGCTTACATTTCTTTCAATCGCTGATAAACGCCGTCCCAAGTGGATACTGTGGGAAAATGTCCCCGGTGTCTTGTCGAGTAACGGAGGAAAAGATTTTGGAACCTTTCTCGGGGCGTTGGGGGAACTCGGGTATGGGTTCGCCTACAGAGTTCTTGACGCTCAACACTTCGGAGTCGCACAAAGACGCAGAAGAGTGTTTGTTGTCGGATACCTTGGAGACTGGAGAGTTGCCGCAGCGGTTCTATTTGAGCGAGAAAGCCTGCAAGGGAATACTAAACCGAGCCGAAAAAAGAGGGAAGAAGTTACCGCCAATGCTGAAGGAAGCGTTAGAAACCCAAGCACTCCGAGAGTAAGTAATGCTTTATGTGCAAGGGATTACAAAGGAGCAAGACCTGAAGCAGACCAAGGTGCGCCACTAATCATTGACCGAGCCACATTTAGCCAAGGGCCGAATGCACAATACGAGCCGAGGATTGAGGAAGGTGAAACGATGTCAACATTAGTTGCAACAGGGCCACACGCAGTTGCCCAACCGATAGCCTATTCGTTTGATGCATTGTCATCCAACTCAATGAAATCATCCAACCAAGACAGCGGATGCAGGGAGGTTGAAACGAGCAAGACAATTGATACCACCATTCCTGAACCATCAAAGAATCAAGGAGGTATTGCAATTGCTCAACCCATATCCATAGCAGAAAATACAATAGGTAGGCAACCTATGAATGGAGGAAATGGGGATGGGTTTACTGAAGATGGACCTATGTACACACTAAATGCAACAGGCGTTCATGGAGTCGCTCAACCCATTGCCGTGGATACTTACAACCAAACGGTAAACCACGAAACAACACAGACCATTCGGGCCAATACAAGCACCGAGCATATTGGGGCAGTTATGCAACCCACCATTATTGACCGTGCCGCATTTAATCAAGGTCAAAATGCCCAATACGAGCCGAGGATTGAAGAAGGACAAACGATGCCATCACTCGTAGCCAAAGGACCACACGCAGTTCAGCACACTATGGCGATTCGTAGGTTGACTCCAAAGGAGTGCGAACGGTTGCAAGGCTTTCCCGATGATTGGACGAAGATTCCGTATCGCAACAAACCTACTGACCAATGTCCTGATGGGCCGAGGTACAAGGCTTGCGGTAATTCAATGGCCGTTCCTGTGATGCGATGGATTGGCGAAAGAATCCAAATGATTGAAAACTACCTAAACCCTAACTTATGACTTGGACACGACTAACCAAATACACGATGCCGATTCCAATGGAAGAGGTGTTCCTCGCCCTCGAAGATGGCAACTACGCAGTTGGATGGCTCACGGAAGGGCAAATCACCTTTACCAACATTCACGGCGAAGCGTGGTGGACGCATGAGGTAAGTGCTTGGATGTACCCGAAAAAACCATAACCATGACCCCAGCACTCATCAACCATATCGTTGACACCACCGCAATGGTTCTCGGAATCAGCCGAGAAGCCATCTGCTCAAGTAGCCGAAAGCGAGCCAACGTCATCGCCCGCAATATCATCACCGACGTTGCCTACAACGACTTCCTGTTCAAATACCACGAAATAGGGGCAGTTATCAAGCGCAACCACTCCACGCTGATAAAAAATAAACTCTCCTACGAACAGGACATCATCGCCACCCCTGAAATCAAGTACATCCGCAGACAAGTTTTACACAATGCGCAGGATTTTTTGTTAAATTTTTACGGAGGCTATACTTCTAAATAGGTGCGACTTACGTCGTCGGTCAGCCCCCGATAATAGGCAAGACCGTGAGATTCGGACGGGGGGGTGCTTAATCGCATCCCCCTATTTTTTTGCATACCTTTGTGCATGCAGTCAGCCGAAACCGTAATCCTTGACCTCTACCGTTCGGGTGAAATCAAGAAGGCTTGCATCACCATCACTGGCGGCGACCCGCTTTGGAGGGACTTGGAGCAGGAATGCGTACTTATCCTGCTGGAAAAAGACCCCGCCAAGATTCTGCAAATTCAATCCCAAGGCTACTTCAAGTTCTACGTCGTGCGCCTCCTGCTGAACCTGTACCGGGGTAAGAACAACCAGTTTGCGCAGAAGTACCGCCATCACGACATCACCGAGGAAATCGACCCGAATGCTGATATGACCCACGAAGAGTACAGTTCTCTTGTCGATGATATGTGGGCGATTGCTGAATCCGAGATGGATTCATGGGCGAAGGAGGGGGCATTCCCATACGACAAGGAATTGCTGAAACTGCACATGGCGACGGGGAACATGAAGAAACTATCCCGTGATACGGGCATCCCATACCGCTCGGTGATATACTCAATCGAGCAAGCCAAGGCCAAAATCAAAGCAGCAATTTTATTGAAACATGGAAGTAATCTTGACGCTACTCGTTAGCAGTTTGACCGCCCTCGCCATTGCCGAGTACCACGTTCTGCCGCAGGCTTGGTATCGCACATGGATGGGCAGGCACAAGCCGTTCTCCTGCGTCACCTGCCTCACCTTTTGGACAGGATTTGTCCTCACCCTGCTCACCTGCGACTGGACGCTCGCTCCCGTTTACGGCCTTGCCTCGGCAGGGCTGACCGTTGTAATCCTACAAGTCACCAACCGATGACCCAAGCCGAATACCTGCTGGCGCAAAAGCATCGCCATTATTGGGAGCAATACCAAGCCGCCCTGTTCATGCGGCTATCCCCGGAAGCCGTTGGCGACCTGCAGGCTATCCTCGTGGCTCATGGCAGACCCAACACGAATTGGTGGTGTGCCGACTGCGTAAAATCTGCCCTCTCCTACATTTACGAACAGGCGGACCAATTCGCC